ACCACATTTTAGGAACTGGCTCATACACTATGCCATCGGCTGTGTATGTTGGTCTGTCTACAGGTTCTTTTGCTGACGATAACAGCGGCACAGAGCTTACCGGCAATGGTTATGCTCGTGTAGCAGCCACGTTTAACGCAGCGGCTTCTGGCACGGCTGACAACAGCGCGGCTATTGAGTTTTCAGCAGCCACAGCAAGCTGGGGTACAGTAAGCCACTTTGGGTTGTTTGACGCATCATCAAGCGGAAATCTGCTTATCCACGGTGCGTTTACCACTGCAAAGCTGATTGACACAGGTGACATCTTAAAGATTACCGCTGGCGACCTAGACGTTACAGCAGCGTAGGTGTAGCTGATGGCTACAAATACCCCATCCCTGGAACAGCTATCGGGCAGCATTGATGCGCTGCCTCATAGTCTGGACAATCTTGATGGTCTTCCGTGGTGCAATCCCACTTTAGACCAGCTAGATGCGTGGGGTACGCTTGAGCAATTAGACTCATTTGGCTACACGCTTGATGAGTTAGGTGCAGGCGATAGGCTTTGTGTGCTTATTGCAGACACGCCGTCAGCTACAATAGCTATTACAGCTACTGGAGCTATTCTTTTTGCCAAGGAAGTTCAAGCGGCTGTTTCAGTCTCCGCGTCAGCCGCTTCTGGAATAAACCGCATACGGCCTATGCAAGCGTCCGTGACAGGTGTTGCAAGCTTTGATGCTATTATAACACCTATTAGAACAATGGACGCATCTGTAAGCGTTGCTGTGACAGATACAGCAGAGTTTACAAGGCTTCGCACATCACCAGCCCCGGCAGCAATATCTGCAACAACCACTGCTGCCTCAAGCTTAGTTTATTTGCTATCAGGCACAGCCAATGCAGCAGTGACGACAACAGGTGCGCCTAATGGTATATTCGTCATGGCAGGTACACCAGAAACTGCTATAAGCGTTTTATGCGATGCAAAGCGTCTTGGCGAGGATTGGGGTGATGTAGCTTTAGGCACAGAAGTCTGGAGCGATGTTGCTGTAGGAAGCGAGATTTGGGGTACTGTGACAGTAGGCAGTGAGGTTTGGGCGACACAATGATAAAGTTCGGTGAATGGCTGCCTGACCAGCCTGATTATCTAAATGCTGGGGTTATTGACGCGCATAACGTGGTGCCTGCCTACAATGGTTATCGCAGTCTCGGTGAGTTTGTAGCTTACTCTGATAGCGCGGATAGCACTCTTCTAAATGTTTTTTCGGCTAAAAACTCATCTGGCGGCGTCCGTCTTTTTGCTGGTGACGCCGGTAAGTTGTATTTGTTTAATCAGGTAGGCTCGACCCTTGACGATGTTAGCGCGGCTGGCGGGTATTCACTGCTCTCATCTGAGCGTTGGCGTTTTGTTAAATTTGGCGAAGAAGTTATTGCCGCTGGTGGTATTGGTGAAAGCCTGCAAAAGTTCAATGTGTCTACTGACAGCGCATTTAGCGTCTTGTCAGCAAGCGCACCAAAAGGCGATTTTATTGCTGTTGTGCGTGACTTTGTTTGGGTTGCCAATCTAGACACAGGCTCTGGCCGTGTACCGTATCGGTGTTACTGGTCTGGATTTAACGATACTACAGCTTGGACGGCTGGAACTGACCAGTCTGACTTCCAGGATATCCCTGACGCTGGTGCAATTACTGGATTAGTGGGCGGTGAATATGCCACCATTCTTATGGAGCGAGCCATTGTTCGCGCCACATATACTGGTCCACCGCTAATCTGGCAGTTCGATAAGGTTGAAACCGCTCGTGGGTGTCAGGTTGCTGGCTCAGTCTGCAACATTGGACATACTGTTTTTTACCTGTCAGATGACGGTTTCTACGCATTTGACGGCTCTAAGTCACAGCCAATCGGCGCAGAAAAAATTAATCGCTGGTTCTTCGATGACTTTAACTTTGGCTACAAAGACAAGATGACATCTGTGGTTGACCCGCAGAACCAGTTAGCTATTTGGTCATATGTCAGCAATAGCGCAATTGACAGTACGCCAGACCGTCTTCTTATCTACAACTATGCTTTGAACAGATGGTCATACGCTACAGTTCGCGCTGACCTTGTAGCACCGTTCTTTACGGCTGCTTATACGCTGGAGAACCTAGACCAAATTTCCGGTTCTCTTGACGCGTTGCCAGCGTCTCTCGATAGTGCGCTATATAAGGGCGGTCAGTATCTGTTTGGCGGGGCATTGGGCGATAAGATTCATTCTTTTTCTGGAGACCCGCTAGAAGGAACGGTTATTACTAGCGAGACAGGCATTGCCACAGGAAATCACACAATTGTTACAAGAGCGTATCCTTATCACGAGGATGGTACTGTTACGGTAGCTATAGGGCTTAGAGGCAGTCATACAGACACAGTAGCCTACACATCGGCTGGTAGCGTTAATGATGCTGGGTTTGTGCCGTTTAGAGCGCAAGACCGTTACCACAGAGCTAAAATGGTTTTGTCAGGGCAATGGTCATATGCACAAGGTATGGACATTGAAGCTAGAAAAGTAGGTAGACGATGACTATTGAGCAGCGTACTACTAACTTCCGCACGTTAAATCCGGTAACGGCTACGACACGCGAAATTGCCGAAGTTCTAAACCGGACAATTAACGGCGGCTTAAATAGCGTTGGATACGTCACGTTTCCGTCAAATACAACGCAAACAACCGTACAAGACCCGCGTTATTCTACATCTAGCTTGGTTTTCTTTACAGGCGTAGACCACGACCCTTGGCACCACAATCCATATGTTGATAGCACATCAACTAATGGTACTATGATTATTAACCACGACAATCAGGGACATGATGCACCTTTTGCCTACCTCATCATTGGATGAACTAGAACGTCTAGCTCACCACATTGAAGCCGCACTTGCGTACTCTGGTGATACGCATAGCCTTCTGCACGTTGTAGATGCTATAAAGGACGGTAGCGCACAGTTTTTTCCACTTGAAAATTCTGTTATAGTGACTGAGATAGTTGACTACCCGAAAAGAGCCGTATGCAGGATTTGGTTAGCAGGCGGTGAGATGGACGAGCTTATAGAGGCTGAGAAAAGCATTGTTGAATGGGCTAGAAGCCACGGATGCGATGGAATGGAAATTATCGGACGCAAGGGCTGGGAACGCCAGCTAAAAGACTATAAGCCAGCGTCAACTGTATTGATAAAGGAAATATAAAATGAGTAAAGGCGGCGGTAACACACGACAGGTAGCGGCAAGCACGGTAGAGCCACCGGCGTACCAAAAGCCATTTCTTGAATATGGTCTTTCTGAGGCTAAACAGCTTTATGAGTCTGGTGTTCCTGAGTATTATCCTGGGCAGACTACCATTGGTTTTTCACCAGAGTCTGAATTGGCTTTGTCTGGCATTCGTGAACGTGCGCTAGGCGGCTCTCCGCTTGTTACAGGAGCGCAGTCCTTAACAGGACAGGCTATGGCAGGTGAATTGCAAAATCTAGCTATGCCATACGCACAAGGGTTAGCTGGTGGTGTTAGCCTTAGTGAGCCAATTGGTATGGTTCGTCAAACAGCAAGAGGTGACTTTTTGAGTGGTTCTCCAGGTCTTAGCGGTGCCATTGAACGTGCCTTAGACCCTGTTGAGGAACGCCTACAGGCGCAGCAAAGTATGGCTGGGCGTTACGGTAGCGCATATGGTCAAAGAGCCGCAGCAGACGCTATGAGCCGTGTTGCTGGTGACATAGCTTACCAAGACTACGCAAAAGAACGTGCTAACCAACTAGCAGCACAACAGAACCTAGCTCAGTTGCAAGAAGCGCAATTTGGTAGCCAGCTTCGTGGCATGGGTGCATTAGGACAACTTAGCACTGAAGATATTGGTCGTAGGCTTAATGCTGCCGCCGCTGCCCCACAAATGGCTGCTCTTGATTACTCAGACCTACAGACGCTTTCTGGCGTTGGCGCTGCTCGTGAGGCTCAGGCGCAGGCTGAGTTGTCTGCTGACATCCAGCGTTACCAGTTTGAGCAGGCTCGCCCACAAGAAAAGCTGGCGCAATATCTTGCTGCGACAAGAGGTGGTGATTACGGAAGCACAACATATGAGCCTCGTTATAGCCAGCCTGCCGCGTCATTCCTTGGTGGTGCAATGCAAGGCGCACAGCTTGCCGGTATGATTCCTGGGCTTGATGGCGGTGTTGGTGCTATCGGCGGCGGCTTGTTAAGCCTGCTGTAAATTAGGAGAATTAGATGGTCTACAGAAAGCCAGAATCTACATTACCAGCTATGATGCCGTTGCAAAGAAACGTCATTAGTAGATTAAATCAGCCATCTCGTCCTGTACTTACAGCGGCGAGTATGTTGCAGCCGCCACTAACAAGCACGTCTCAGATTTCTGATGCTCAGAATATGTATGCTAGGCAGGGCTTGCAAGCTGGTGCTTTAAAGGCTGCACAGCCAGCGCAGTCAACAGCAGACTTGTTACGGTCTTACGGCCTTGGTGTACCTACAGCACCTCAAGCTGCCGCCCGACCGGCACCATTAAAAACTTCACGAGCCGCAACAGGATTATCAGGTATGTTACCGGCATCTGGCACCCCAGAGATGGCTGGGCTAGGTGCTGCTGGGCGTACATTGATGCAGCTTGGCGGTTATCAGAAGGAGCCTATGACATTAGGGCAAATTCTTGGCATAGGTGCCGAGAAGGGGCTTGAGGCTATGCAGGCTCGCCGTGATGCTATCGCCGCTGCTAAAGAGAAAAAAGCTGCTGCTGAGGCTGCTGCTGAAGAAAAAGAATACCAACGTCAACAAGATGCTAAGAAGTTCGGCCTTGAAGAAAGTAAGGCAAAAGCAGCATCCAGAAGTGACGCAGATAAGCATTATGCTGATGCTAAAAGAATGGGTCTTACAGGGTCTATGGCTGACGAGTATGTCCTTTCTCAACTTAGCAAGACAAAAACAACAAAGCCATCTGGGTTTGTTTCTGTCTATGATAAACAAGGAAATTTTGTAGAGAACGTCAGAGAAGACTCTGCTGAGGCTGACGATTATGCGAATAGAGGGTTTAGAATTGTAGAATCAACAAAAATTGCCGGTACAAAAGATGAAATTGGCATTGGGTTGTCCAAAGCTGATTACTCTAAAAGAGTTCTTAAAGTATTTGATGCTAAAGAAACCATCAATAAACTGGAAAATGTAAAGGGTTCTTTTGATGAAAGATTTTTCCGCATTGGTGGAAAAGTAGACTTAGCTGTCGCAAAAGTTGCAGATTGGGGAAACTTTGCCAGTGACAAACAAAGAGACTTGATAAAACGTGTTGCTGATTGGCAACTTGACGCTTGGACTCAGGTTAACGAAACAATTAAGGCTATTACTGGCGCACAAATGTCTGAGCCAGAAGCCAAACGTATTATGAATCAATTGCCAGACCCTCGTGACGCTGATTTCTTTAAAATCTCAAGCCCAACTGAGTACAAGGCAAAACTAGAAAGGGCTTTGCAAGAAGCTAAGTTAGCCGTTGCTAGGCAGCAGTATTTCTTGAAAAACGGTTTAGAGCCAGTTTTTGAAAAGACAGAAAGAACTGAAAGAAACCCAAGGGGTTATAATGTATTTTATGAGACTGACGATGGTGTTCTTACACTTGATGGAACAAAAATACTTATGCAAAAAGAAGCATCTAAGCTGGCAGAAAAATACAAAGACTTACCAGATGATGAAAGAAGGTCTGCAATTAAATCTGATATGCAATCACTTTTTGGTTTAGGTGTGTAATGTCTGACAAAGATAAAAAACTAGCGGATTCTATAGTTGATGAACTTTTGTCTGGTTCTTCTGCTAAAGAAAGGCCAGAAGAAAAAGACCTTTCATCTGATATCGTTAATGAACTATTGGGCGGTGATGTAACTCCTAAAGTTGTTGAACCCCCAAAGCCAGAAACAACAAGCGTAGGGCAAGATATCCTGCGCTCACTAAGAGACGCGGCTTATTCTGCTCAGTCCGGTCTTTTTACTGGTCTATCAGCTATTCCAGGCGTTTTTGGTGATGTAGAAACTTTAGGCAGGCAAGCTGGCGCAGCAATGGGCTACGATGTTGACCCTGACTCTGTGTTTCCGACTACTAAAGAATACACTGAAATGGCAATACCTAAAGCATTGGGTGCTACTTATGTGCCTGAGACGACCACTGGTAGAATGGTAAAAACACCTGTTGAATTTGGTACAGCTATGCTTGGCGGTGGGCCATTTGTTAAGGGCGGTAAAGAGTTTTTCAAGGCATTGGGTAAAAATGTTGCTACTGAGCTTCCTAGTGTAGCTGGGCCGTCACTAGCAAGACAAGCTCTTCAAAGCGCACCGTTACGCATTGGTGCGCCTGCTGGTCTTATTTCTGGTGGCACTACAGAGCTTACTGATTCAGAGGTCGCTGGTGGGCTTGCTGGCGGAACTGCGGCTGTAGTTAAGTCTTTAGTAGACGCTCGCACACGACCTGCCTCTGCTGCTCGTATGATGCGTGAAGCGTTGCAGGGTGTTGATATCCCTGCTGGCAGAACAATAGAATCTCAAGCCAGACGAATAGGTGTTCCCTTAACAGCAGCGGAAACATTAGATGCCCCGAAACTTCTGACTTTAGCAGAGGATGTTGCAAAGTCGAAGGCTGGACGCGCTATTCTTGCGCCACGTTTAGCTGGCCGTACTGATGAAATATCAGAGGCAGCAAAAAGAGGATTGCTTGAGGTTGATGAGGCTCCTATTAGGCCTACAGGTATGGCTAGGGAAGCTCAAGAAACAGCCGCCGAAGCGGTTAGACGCCTTGAAAAACAACGTACAGAAATATCTCAAGCTGCTGGTTATGGGCGGCTTGCAGAGGGCAGTGTTCCTAAAGAAGATGTTGTTGAATTGCTTAAATCAGCAGAAGAAGTGTTAAAGCTTGCGCCAAGGGGTACAAGAAGCACAAACCGCAAAGCCGCTAATACATTCAAGGATATGCTTAGAAGGTTTGAGACTAAAAAAGTAAAAGACCCAAAAACAGGCAAAATGAAGTCTCAAAGGGTTATGGTTACAACTGAGAACGCTGAAACCTTAGAGCAAGTACGCCGCGAAATGCAAAAAATGGTTAATGCTGATTCTGGCATTGCAGGCACTATTGGCCCTCTTGTTACAGACCTAAAAAGAATACTTGAGAAAGTTCCTCAGTATGCTGCGGGTAAAAAAGCGCACAAAGATTTTAGTAATACAGTGATTAAGGACTTTACCGACACAGGTATTAGGTCTTTAGCTCAGCAGGGTGTTAACCCAAAAACTGTTGCAAATCTTGTATCAGACCCAGAATTAGTTAGACCAATCGATATAAATAAAATAGCCGATGCTATGAACGATGTAGACCCGACTGTCTTTCCTAAGATAGCAAAGTTTTTAATAGAGTCTGAAATTGACAAAGCTGTGGCAAAAGCAAAGCCCGGCGAAAAAGCTGCAAAAGCTTTAAGAGGTACTGGGTTAGTTGGAGAAAATTTAAACGCAGTATTGCGTGGTGTTGCTAAAGCAAAAGGTCAAGACTCAGAGCAGCTAGTCACTGGCATCAATAATATGCTTGATATATTGGGCCGCACAACTAAGGTGCCTCAGTTTTCCGGTATGAAGCCACCTGCGCCGGATGTACCCGGCAGTTTAGCTGGCGCTATTAAAAGGCTTACCGGTGTTGAAGTGACACGCCCTGCTGGATTACTTTCAGAGGTTATAGAGAAACCATCAGAGGTAGCTTATAGAACCATTGCAAAAGCCCTTGCTAGCGATGACAGTATTGATGCTGTTATACGCCTTGCTAATATGAACCCTAGCTCACAATTAGCTAAGAACCTAGTTGGTAGTCTTATGGGTACGTCAGCCGCTTCTCAAAGCGGTCTACTAGCAGGCGAATAGGATACATGGTATAAATAAGGCATACGCCTTCAGGAGAAAATAATGGCAAAGAACAGTATCCGCGATTATTCGGCTACGAACAGCA